GCAGCCCCATGTGGCTGAAGCCCGCAAGCGGATGGCTGACTCGTATCGAAGGATACGCAAGGATAACCCGGCTATGGCGCGGTTGATTGCGCGCGGGGTAACGCGCGCCGCTGACCAGTTCGTGAATGACTTCTGGAATCAGCCATCTGGCCACGGTGGGCTAGCTGGTTTGCTAAAGTAGCTGACCATGCAACTTGATGAAAAACTACCCGGCGTAATCACCAAGAAGAAGCACGGCGGGGCCAGGCCAAACACTGGTGGCGCACGCTCTGGTGCAGGGCGCAAGCCGGGTGTCCCGAACAAGATTAGCGGGGACGTGAAGGCCATGATCCTCGGCGCCCTGGATGAAATGGGCGGCGTGGACTACTTAGTCGATCAGGCCGGACAGAACCCGACTGCCTTCCTGACGCTCGTCGGCAAGGTGCTGCCGATGACTGTGGCGGGCGATCCCAATAACCCGATAAAGCTGGCCGGCACGGTTGAGCTTGTTATCGTTGACCCCAAAACTAAGGGCTGAAGTCCCTAGGGCTCTATCTCCTCTCCTTGAGCCAGCCCGTTACAAAGGCGCCCATGGGGGACGTGGCGGCGCCAAGAGCCATTTTTTCGCTGAGCAGATAATCATCCGCTGCTTTCGGGCTGAAACCCGAGCCGCCTGCATCCGCGAGGTGCAGAACACCATCCGGGAGTCGGTTCGCCAGCTCCTGATCGACAAGATACAGAAGCTAGGGCTCGGGTCTTTCTTCGAATGCCTGGAGAATGAGATCCGCGGCGCCAATGGCAGCCTGATCATCTTCCGTGGCATGCAGTCCTACAACGCCGAAAGCATCAAATCGCTAGAGGGGTACGACATAGCCTGGGTCGAGGAGGCCCAGAGCCTTTCCGCAGTATCCCTTCGCCTGCTGCGCCCGACCATCCGCAAAGAGGGGTCGGAAATCTGGTTCTCCTGGAACCCGCGCCACGATAGCGATGCCGTTGACCAGTTTCTGAGGGGGCCACACAAACCCAAGGACTCAATCGTAGTCGAGGTCAATTACCACGACAACCCGTGGTTCCCGGATGTCCTCGAGAAAGAGAAAGACGAGGACTACGCCGCCGACCCCGAGATGGCCGACCACGTATGGGGCGGCAACTACGAGATAGTCAGCGAGGGTGCCTACTATGCTCGCCTACTGGTGGAGGTCGAGCGCTCTGGCCGCGTTGGGAACTTTCCGCACGATCCATCTCGCCCCGTTAAGACAGCCTGGGATATCGGGGTTGATGACTATACGGCGATCTGGTTCGTCCAGGATGATGGGGTCCACGCAACCGTCATCGACTACTATGAGACCAGCAACGAAGGTGCAGACGACATCGTTGCGGCGGCTATGCCAGAGGTGTTCATCCCGCCCCAGCTAGACGAGCGGTTCGTCGGCTGGTCAAAACAAGTCGCACTCCAGGAGCTCGAGAGAAAGATACCCTTCACCTACGCGGCGCATTTTTTCCCGCACGACATCAAGTCTAGGGAGTGGGGCGGCGGCGCTAGGTCGCGGGCCGAGACTGTGATGGGTCTAGGTGTTCGTGGGTTGCGCAAGGGTGTAGCGGTTAACCCCGTCGAGCGCATCAACGCGGTGCGCCGCATCCTGCCAATCACGCGGTTCAATCAAACGCCAAGGGTGGAGGTCGGCATCAAGCGGCTGCGCCGATACAGGCGCAAGTGGAATGACAGCCTGCAGACCTACACGACGCCAGAGCACGACGAAAACAGCCACGGCGCTGACGCCTTCGGCGAATACGCCATCAACTGCGGCATCAGGCCGGCCGAGCCGCCAGTCAAGCCAAAGCCCACTCATCTTGTGTTCGAGGCCGACCCGGCTACCGGCGTTGCGCACTCCAACATGACTTTCAGCGACATCATCCGACAGCGCGAGCGCAAGGCTAAGAGGCGATAACTCATGCCACAAGCTTACGTCACCTCCGGCGTGCAGACGTTCATTCGCCCGAACGACACTACGGCGTATGCCGCTGGCGATCTCGTCGCTAACAGCACCACGGCTGGAAGCGTCACGGCGCTGACCTGGGTAATCCCCGGCGGCTCGAAGAACATCGGCAAGATCGTCCAAGTGACGATGTCCAAGAGCGACGGCGCCGATGTTACAAACGCGACATTCCGCGTGCATTTCTACAATGTGACGCCGCTTGCGCCAGCCAACGGTGACAACGGCGCACTCGCCCCAGTTGTGACGGCCATGGACGCTGGAGCGTACCTCGGCCATTCCGGCACCATCACCCACGTTCTGGGCGGCGACTCGGCTGGCCATGCCAATCCCTCAATCCCGCTCACGGGCCTTACCAACGACACCGTTTATGGACTGATCGAGGCAACCGCCGCCTATCAGGGGTTGGGCCTGGAGACGTTCAGCGTCCAGTTCGTGGTCGAGATCACTTACTGAAGCCATGCAGTCGGCTCGGCCTCTAGTTTCGCCATGAGGCGACCCAATGCGCGCCACTCCTCATATTCAATGAGCGGCGTGAATATTTCTCTGCTCTGAACCGGCGTCATGTGCGCCAAGGTTCCGCTTAGCCAGGTTTCCTTGCGAAGCAGTCGGTACGCAAGGAGAGCTGCAGCAAGGCGCCCTCTAATGGCCGCCACTTCTGGGTCTCTCTTGATGGCTCGTCGCATCCAGTAGGGCATGGGTAAAGCCTCGTGCGTCGGTGGCGTGAAATATAGCGCAACGCACCTTCGGCTTCCACGAAAGACGCTGGCTTATCCATGGCCGACATCGACGAAACCCAGGCCGAAGGCTCGTATGAGACAAAACGCGAAAGCGATGCCTCGAGGCGGGACCTCCACAAGCGGTGGATGGCCGAGATCGAGCTAGCCAGCAGCGCCGAGAAAACCTGGCGCGGCGAGGCTGAGAAGGCCCGCGATGTCTACCGCTCCGAGAAAGAGGCAGAGGGCCAGCGCTTCAACATCTGGTTCAGCAACATTCAAACGAGCTGCCCTTCGCTCTACAATTCGACGCCGCAGCCCGACGTTCGCACCCGCTATAACGACGAGGACGAGGTTGCCAGGGTAGCCGGCCAGGCCGTTGAGCGCCTGCTTAGTTATTCGGTCGACACCTACCCTTTTGACGAGACCATCAAAGCGTGCGTCCAGGATAGGGAATTGCCTGGCCGCGGCCAGGCCCGCGTGCGCTATGTCCCATACACGTATCAGGGCCACGTCTATCAAGAGGTGGTCTGCGAGCACGTCCAATGGAAGCACTACATATTTGGCCCGTGCACGCACCCCGACGAGAGGCCGTGGGAGGCTTTTGAACACTTTTTGACCAGAGACCAGCTCATGAAGCTGGCCCCGGAAATCGGCGGCGGCATCAAGCTGGATTTCTCGATCAGTTCCGATGGCCGCGGCAAGACCAAGCCCGACGCCGCGCCCAACGTCTACAAGAGAGCCCGCGTCTATGAGATATGGGATAAGCAGACCCGCAAAGTCTATTGGATTGCCCCGTCTTACGACGCTGGTCCGATTAGGACCGATGAAGACCCGCTGGGCCTCACTCAGTTCTTCGCCACCCCTTCGCCCCTGTACGCGATCCGTACCACCGACAATACGATCCCCGTCTGCCCCTACCGGCAGATTGGGCCGCTGGTCGAGGAACTGGAGGAGATAACGGTTCGCATCCAGGCCCTAATCAGGGTCTGCAAGTGGCGCGGTATCCGGCATCCGGCCATTCCCTCGTTTGAACGTCTCGAGGAGGCGGTTGACGGCGAGCTTGTTGCGCCCATCGATGGCGGCGAGCTTTTGGGTCTGACTCAGGCCGGCCTCGATAAATTCATCTGGCTGATGCCGATCGATCAGCTCGTCAAGGTTCTCCAGCAGCTCTACGTCCAGCGCGAGCAGATCAAGCAGCAGATTTTCGAGGTGTCTGGCCTTGCCGACATCATGCGCGGGCAGAGCGATCCAAATGAGACCCTAGGGGCGCAGGAGATCAAGGCCAACTTTGGGACGATGCGCCTGCAGGAAGCCCAGAAGGACGTGCAGCGCTTCTGTCGTGACATCTTCCGCATCAAGGCAGAAGTTGCCTGCAATCTGTTCGATAGCCAGAACCTCGCGATGATGACCGGCCTCAAGCTGCCAAGCCGGCAAGATGTACAAAGCGCCAAGATGCAGTTGCAGCAGATGCAACAGATGGCGGCGCAGGCTCTGCCTCCCCAGGGCGGCCCTCCGGGTGCACCCTCTCCCGGCGGCTCGCCTATGCCTGCGCCGCCGCCCGAACTGGTGGATATGGCGCAGACCTCAGTGACTTGGGAGGATGTGCTTGAGACCCTCAAGTCCGGCATCATGCGGTCGTACAAGATCGACATCGAGACGGATTCCACCGTGCTCGGTGACGTGCGCCAGGCGCAGCAGCAGGCGTCAACTTTCTTGGACGGCACAGCCAAATTTATGCAGGCCATGGGGCCGGCCGTTCAAAGCGGCGTGATGACCCTTGACGTGGCGGTTGACATCTATTCGTCGATCGCCCGCCGCTTCCGTCTCGGCAAGCAAGCCGAGGATGCGCTGGCCCGCATGTCCACCCAGGCTGAGAAGAAGTCGAAAGAGCCGCCGCAGCCTTCTCCAGAAGAACAGCAAATGAAATTCGAGATGGAGAAGATGAAGGCCGAGATGGGCATGAAGCGCGAGGAGCACGGCCTTCGCATGAAGGAGCTGCAATTCGGTATGCAGGCGCAGCAGCAGAGCGCGCAAATCAAGGTGCAGGGCCAGCAGGCGGACTTGCAGGCGAAGAAAGAGGCCCACCAGCTCGACATCCAGAGCGAGCAGCAGAAGGCCCAGATGGATTTCGCGATCCAGCAAGAGCACGCCCGCATTGATGCTCGGTCGGCCGAGAGCCAAGCGGCTCTGGACGAATACACCGCACGCCGCAAGGCCGCGCAGGAAGACGAGGCCGCAGCCCGAGACAGCTACTACGGCGAGCGCGAGGCTCAGATGTCTGAGCGCATGGCGGCCGAGAAGCACAAGCGAGACATGCAGAGGCCAGCAGGGAGACCGAACTAGTGTTTGAAGCCAAGCTACAGATGCGCCTTATGAGCGGCGAGCCTAAGTGCGTGAATTGCTCGATGTGGGAGCGGAACGCAGAAGGATTGCCATTTGGGGCATGCAAGATGCTCCGTAAGTCGCTGGATGGCGTTGCTGATGCCATTGCTCTGGTCGGCTCAATCACCACCGATCTGACCGTCTGCTCCAAATGGGAGATGAAGGATGCCCAACAAGCCAAAGTCGAAACCCCGTCCGAATAAGCCGAAAGGCGGCTGCTGACCATGCCATCTGCATCCTACGTCTTCGACCCGAATACCGGCTCCCTGATCGACAAAGCCGAATACTACGCCCGCAAGTTCGGCGAGATCGCGGAGAAGATGTCATCGCTGCCGATGCCCTACGTGCGCGGCGACATCAAGCCGTACACCTCACCGATCACCGGCAAGACGATCGAGGGCAGGGCGGCTCGGCGCGAGGATCTAGCCCGCTCTGGCTGCCGCGAGGTGGACCCCTCAGAATACAAGCCGGTCTACAAGGATTATGCGTTCTGCCAGAAGCGCCGGCTTCCCTACATGGGCGATGCGATCCCCCCGCCGATGACCCGAGACGAGAAAGAGTGGGCCAAGGAGAAGCGTTTCAAGACCAAGCTCGCAGAAAAGCAGGCGGATGCCGCTAGGGCCGCTGCCGCAGCAGAAAAGACCGATCCCGATCTAGCGAAGTTCAAACGGGGCAATACCAAGTCCGCACCCATCTTCAAAAACAACACGGTGAAGGAATAGCCCCATGATGCCCATGCAGCCAGGCCCAACAGGTCCCCCGCCCGCCAGCGGTCCTCCAGGCGGCCCCCCAGGTCAAGGCGGCGGGCAGATGGCCCCGCAGCAGGCGATGAAGATCCTGCAGGGGCTGGGGATTGGTCCTCAGCAGGTTGATACGGTGCTGCAGGCCTGCATGGCGGCGAAGGCCGCGATGAGCCAGGGCGCAGAGCAGCAAGCCCCGCCACAAGGCGGCGGGCTCATGCAGGAACTGTCCTCGAGATATCAAGAGCCAGCAGCTTAGAGGCTAAATGTCTGACATCGGCGAGACTGTCCAACCCGCAGCGGAAGTTGCGGGAGGCCAAGGCATTGATTCCGACGTTGAGGCGATACTTGCGCCGGCCGAAACGGCTGCGCCGCAGGTGGCGGAAAAGCCTCTCAGTCTCGACCAGATGTTGTCGAAGCAGTACGACGAAATGCACGCTCCGCCGAAGGCGCCAACCGCGCCAGAGGCGAAGCCAGCACAGTCCGACCCAGCCCAGAGACAAGCAAGCGAACCGGTGGCGCAGTCCTCGGCCATCGCTCCGCCCGTCTCGTGGTCGGCCGAGAAGCAGGCTCTGTTTTCCAAGCTGCCCCCGGATGCTCAGGCCTACGTCGCTGAGCGGGAGCGCGAGGCAACACAGCAGATTTCTCGCATGGGCGGCGAGCTGAAAGCGTTCGAGCCAGTGCGCGAAGTCTACTCTGCTCTCAACCAATGGGGAGTGCCACGCGGTCGCGAGGCCGAGGTGGTCCAGTCATGGGCGAGGGCGCAGGCTACGCTGGATCAAAATCCAGTCGAGGGCCTGAAGTGGCTGGCGCAAAGCTACGGCGTGGATTTAGCGAAGCTCGCAGGCCAGCCGGCCCAGCAAGCGGCTCAAAGTCAGCCGCTTGACGATCTCTTTAAGGACCCTCGTGTCGATGGGCTCCATAAAACGGTCGATGAGCAAAACCAGCTCATTCGCAGGGTCGCTGACCACCTACGGCAGAAGGAGCAGATAGAGCAGCAGCGCATGGAGGTAGAGGCAGAGCGTCAGCGTGCCTCGCTCCAACAGCAAATCGATGAGTTCGCCAAGGACAAGCCTCTCTTCAAGGACATCGAAAGCGAGATCACCCACGAGGTGGCGCTTTTGAAGGCCAAGGAGCCGGGGCTTTCCGTCAAGGAACTCATCGCCAAGGGGTATGAGCGGGCGGTTTACGCCAACCCTCAGACCCGCGAGCGCGTCCTGTCCGAAGCCCGCAAGGCCGAGGCGGACAAAGCTCAGAAAGAGGCTGCTGCCAAGCAGGCCCAGGCCAAGAAGATGGCCGCCATGAATGTGCGCACCGGGGCCTCAGCCTCGACGCCGACCTTCGATGGGAAATGGGACGCTAATCTCTCGTCTCTGTACGACACGATCACCACTCGTGCGTGAACCCATCAACCCTCTGAGGACCTAAGACTATGCCCTCTCCACATAGCGTCTTCACCGAAATGGTGACGACCACTCTCCGCAACCATCCCACCGAGGTCGCGGACAACGTCTCCACCCATAACGCGCTCTATCGCTACCTCAAGGAGCGCGGCAAGATCGAGATGCTGAACGGCGGCTACGAGATCGTGCGCCCACTCGACTGGCAGAACAACAGCACGTACCAGCGATTTTCTGGTGCCGACACTCTCAACGTCGGCCAGAGCAACGTGCTGACTGCTGCCAAGTACGATTGGGTGCAAGCTGCCGTGCATGTGTTCGCAACCGGCGACGAGCTGCGCAAGAACAACGGCAAAGAGCAGCTGATCAACTTGATGAAGTCGCGGGTCAAGAACGCGATGCGTACCGCGGCGAACAACATGTCGATCGATCTGTTCTCGTCGGGCGCGCTTACCAACCAGATGGGCGGCCTCGCCGCGATCATCACGTCGGATGGTACGGGCACGGTCGGCGGCATCAACTCGGGCACCTACACCTTCTGGGCCAACCAGTATCGCGAAGCTGCCGGCACCAGCACCTGGTCAAAGAGCACGATCAAAGGCGAAATGAACGGCCTTTGGCTTAGCTGCGTTCGTGGCTCGGATAGCCCGCACCTGGTCCTCTCCACCAACGACTTTTATGCGGCTTATTGGGAGTCGTTGCAGGACCTCGCGCGCTACAACGATCCGACCGTCAACTCAAAGGCCAACGTCGGTTATGCGGCCCTCAAGTATGTCGGCGCCGACGTGGTGCATGACGTGAACAGCAATTTCACGGCCACGGGCGAAAAGATGTACTTCCTCAACCTGGATTACCTGGACCTTTGCGTGCATAGCCAGGCCAACTGGACGCAAGCTGACGATAAGGTGCCGACGAACCAGGACGCGGTGCTTATCCCGATCCTGTTCCAGGGCCAGCTCGTCTGCTCCAACCGCGCTCGCCAGGGCCTGCTGCTCGACGCTTCGTAAGCGCCGACAACACGCACTCCCAATCAGAAAGGACTTAAACAATGTCTGCCATGCACGGCATCACGCCAGGCGAGGTCTACTCTTCCGACGACCGCTCGCAGGGCAAAGGGTTCGCGACCGGAACCCGTGGTTTCGACCACAGCGGCAAGGAATACATCTATTGCCTTGTTGCCGCGTCTCAGAACCTCGTCAACGGCAACCTCGTGTCGCTCATCTCGGCGGCGGGCGTGGCATTCACTGCCACGATCTTCGCCACGGGCGGCCCGGCACCCGGTCCCGGAACTCCGCTGGGCCTGATCGTGACCTCGGTCACGGCGTCGGCATCCAACTACGTGTGGGTGCAGGTGTTCGGAGCGTCCTCGGCCAGCATCACTGACGCCACCGCATCGAACTTGCCCAACCATCTGGTTGTGCCGGCGTCGGTGTCTGGTGCGATCCGCGGCACGATCGCCACCGCGTCCTCGTTCATCGAGGGCATGGTGTTCACCGCGACGAGCACCACCGGCTCGACGGGCAACGTGTTCCTGAGCTATCCGCGCATCGCTCCGGCGTAACGCACATGCACCACAGCATCTGGGTTGGTTACGATCCGCGCGAAAGCGAAGCGTTTGCCGTATGCCGGCGGACGTTGCGACACTTCGCGCCTGGCGTGCCCATCCATGCTGTGGTGCTAGACGAACTGAGGGACGCCGGGCTCTACCGGCGTCCCACTTCCAAGCGCGACGCGCAGCTCTGGGACGACATCTCCGATGCTCCCATGAGCACGCAATTTGCAATCTCCCGTTTCCTGGTGCCAAAGCTTGCCGGTACGGGCTGGGCACTCTTCATGGATTGCGACATCATCGCCCGTCAGCCGCTCTCGGAATTGTTCGCATCCCTCGATGAGCGCTATGCGGTGATGTGCGTCCAGCACCCGAATTACACGCCACCTGACGCCGTCAAAATGGACGGCCAGATGCAGACGCTCTACGCCAGAAAGAACTGGACGAGCGTAATGGCATTCAACTGCGGGCATTCGGCCAACTATCGCCTGACTGTCGATATGATCAATGATCTGCCAGGGCGTGATCTGCATCGGTTTAGCTGGCTCAAAGACAAAGAGATCGGGGCGCTCGACCCCAAGTGGAATTTCCTGGTCGGCGTGTCCGATCCGAAGATCGATCCGGCCCTCTGCCACTTTACGTCGGGTGGCCCGTGGTTTGAGGACTATCGCGACGTGCCCTACGCCGACGAATGGCTAGCTGAGCGGCAGGAGTGGCTTGACGAGGAGCGTTTCGTGCATGGCCGCCCCTCAACGTGGGATGCGCCAACCTACGCCAACGGGGCCGCATGATCCGCCCGCATATCTTCGCAGCCTGCGACAACTCCTATTACAAGCTGTTCGCGGCTCAGTTCATTGAGAGTGCCGAGGCCAACGGGCACACAGTCCAGGTGTTCTGCAATGGCGAGTGGGCGCTAGACCGTAGAGCCCACCACGCCGCGATGCGCTTTCGCATTCTGCCGCTGATCTTGCTGTGCCACCCAGCGGTTCTGGTTCTTGACGTGGATTCCGTCGTCAGGGAGCCCATAGAGATCGAGCCCGAGTTTGATTTGGGTGTGTTCCCTCGCTTGGATAAGGCCGACGAAGCCAAGCGCATCATGGGCGGCATCTTCTATTGCACGGATCGGGCGCGGGAGTTCGCGCTTTCGGTGGCCCAAAGACTTGATGTGGCCGACCCCATTCAATGGGGCGATGACCAGCTTGCCTTGTGGCGCACCTATGAAGACCTAAGGGGCAAGTTTCGCATCAAGAAGTTCACAACGCGCACGTTCGACTGGGAAAACCCGACGCGCCCCCGCATCTACACAGCCAAGGGTCTGCGCAAGATCAAGCCGGAGTTCATAAGGGCCGCATGACCATCTCGCCTGAATACGCCGAGCAGAATCGCCAACTGCATGCTGAGAACAAGAGCTATGGCACGACTGGCAACCAATGGGCTTACTACGTCTCCGAGCTCGTGCGCACCGAGGGCTTCCAATCGGTGCTGGACTACGGCGCGGGCAAGGGCGTATTGGCTGCTATGCTGGCTGAGTTTGGGGTTGCCGGTGTAGCTGAGTACGACCCCGCGGTTGCCGGCAAGGATGCTCGGCCTGAGCCTGCCGATCTAGTGGTCTGCACCGACGTCCTCGAACACATTGAGCCAAGTCGCCTGCTGGAGGTGATGGTCGAGCTAGCCCGCCTGACGCAAAAGAAGCTGTTCGTCGATATTTGCTGCCAGGAAGCGCTCAAGACCCTACCAGATGGACGCAACGCGCACCTGATCGTGCAGCCGCCGGACTGGTGGCGCTATACACTATCACAGCATTTCGATGTGACTCATTGGATTGAGCGCCCGGATCTGGCCACCGTCTACGGGGAATGCGTGCCAAAGGGCATGCGTGAAGCAGAGGCCGCAGCCAAGGCAGCGCGTCCCAAGCGCCGCAAGATCAGCCAGGAGCTGTCCGCCATGTGCGGGCGGCTTCTCGGCATGTCCAAGGCGTCGCATGACGAGTTGGCGCGGGTCCGCAGCATCCGCATGTATGAAGGCGACGGCGACGAGCCGGCCGACATGCAGATCGTCTGGGACAACATTGACGACGTTGCTGACGTTGTTCCCGTGCTCGAGCGCATCGCCAACCTGGGACGCAAGGGCGCCATCCTCCGCGTTGCCCTGACGGAGGAGCGTACCGAGGACTGGTGGCGCCCAAAGATCGAGGAGCGCTGGCATGTCATCGACTGGGTGGCCGACGCCAATAGCCTAGGCATCGTTGCCATCCCCAAATGCAGCGTTGCCGGTATCACCGTTGTCGGTGCCGTCAACCCAGACAGCCGGTGGGAGCAGGTCGAGAAGGCGATGGAGCGCGTCAAGAAGCGCATCAGCCCATCTGATGCACACAGCGCCCGCGCCATAATCGCCTGCTACGGCCCATCCCTTACCGAGATGATCCCCCGCATCAAGGCGGAGATGGAGGAAACCCACTGCCACGTCGTATCCGTCTCTGGCTCACATGACTATCTGATCGAGCACGGCATCATCCCGACGTTTCACGTCGAATGCGACCCGCGCCCGCACAAGGCCGACAACATCGAGAAAGCGCACCCAGACGTTCGCTACCTCATCGGCTCAGTGGTGCACCCCGTCCTACTCGACAAGCTCGAGGGGTTCGATGTGTCGCTGTGGCATGTCGCCGACAAGGAGCACTCCACCAACCTGTTTCGCCTGGGCGAGCAGGGTAAGCACATCATCTCTGGCGGCGGCTCGGTTGGCCTGCGGGCGATGTCGCTGTTCTATAACCTGGGTTACCGGGATTTCAGCGTCTACGCCATGGATTGCTCGTTTGCCGACGACGGCAAGCAGTGGGCCGGCAAGCATGCCGGCAAGCAGCACGAGCAGATGAAGGTCACGCTTAACTGCGCCGGGCGGACGTATGTGACCTCCCCCGTGCTCGCCTCTTACGCCACCGATTTTATCGAGATGATCCAAAAAATGGACGCCGCGATCCGCGTCTATGGCGACGGGCTACTGCAGCGCATGTGTCGGCTGCACACGGCGCACGCCGCCAAGCCGGACATGTTCGGCCTGGTTGACCGCATGGGCTACCTGTTCCCTGCCGACGACAAGGAATGGCCCAACATCATCGGCAGTTGCACGGCGACCGTTCCCGTTCTGCTGAAGACAGAGCCTCGGCGCAAGGTTGCGGTCCAGGCTGGCGGCAATGTCGGGGTGATGCCCCGGCTGTTGTCCGAGCACTTCGACACCGTGTTCACATTCGAGCCGGATGCCGAGAACTTCCACTGCCTGGACGCCAACGTGCGCGCCGGCAATGTCGTCAAATGTCACGGTGCGCTTGGCTCCGAACCCGGCAAGGCCGCTCTGACCCGCAAGCCGGCCAACTGCGGTGGTCATTACATAAACGGCGGCGGCACAGAGGTCGCGGTTGCTGCCATCGACCGCCTGGGGCTCTCGAGCTGCGATCTGATCGTGCTCGACGTTGAGGGCTATGAGCTGGAGGCCCTGAAAGGGGCCAGGCAGACCATCGCCGCCTTCAAGCCGACCATCATGCTCGAGGACAACGGTCTCTCTGAGCGCTACGGCGTGTCGAAGGGCGCAGCCCCGCAATGGCTGATTGACGAGTTCGGTTATCGCGTGATCGGCGCCGACCGGCGCGACGTGATCTTGCGTTGCGACTAGAGGACAACCCCATGAGCACGCAACGCACTGGCTGGCTTGATATTGCGCCGCATCTAAACAGCATCATCGCCGTTCGCGAGGATGCCGCAAAGC